GGACAAAACTTAGGAGAACTTGCTGATATTGAGTACTTCCAGAAGAAACTTTATAGAGCATTAGGTGTTCCTGAATCTAGAATTGCTAATGATGGTGGTTTTAATTTAGGACGTTCATCAGAAATCCTAAGAGACGAACTTAAGTTTGCTAAGTTTGTAGGACGTTTAAGAAAGCGTTTTGCTGGAATGTTCAATGATATGCTCAGAACTCAATTGATTCTGAAGAATATTGTTACTCCAGAAGATTGGGAAATCATGGAGGATCATATTCAGTATGACTTCTTATATGATAATCAGTTTGCTGAACTTAAAGAATCTGAATTAATGGAAGGAAGATTGAATATTCTTGCTACTATTGAACCTTATGTTGGCAAGTACTATTCTACAGAATATGTAAGAAGAAGAATATTACGTCAAACTGATGGTGAGATTATAGAGATTGATGAACAGATAGAGGATGAAATACAAAAAGGTATTCTTCCAGATCCATCAACAATAGATCCAGTTACTGGAGAACCATTACAACAAGAAGGTATGGGAGGTGATCCTATGGGAATGGGTGAAGTTCCAGTTGAACCTGATTTAGGTGCACAAGCACAAGATGTAGGTGCTCAATTAGAAAAAGACACCAAAAAGGCAGAGATATAAATAAATTATATAACTATGAACACATATCATGACTAATATATTAGATTTGATTGCATCCGATGAATCCTCAAGTGATATCAGCGATGCAATTAAAGATGCATTATTTGCAAAAACATCAGAAAAAATAGACGCATTGAAACCTTCAATAAGTTCTAGTATGTTTGATGAGCCTGAAGTTGAAGACGAAACTACTGTAGAACCCGAAGAGGAAACACAAGAAGATGGCTAGACTTTTAATAAAAGGAGCAGAAGCCGCATTAGGTACTAACACTGCTGGTGCAAATGCTTTTAGTAGTGCGAGACTGGTTCGTGTTGTGAATACAACCTCCAATGCTCATTTAGTAACACTTGTTGCAACAGTAGGTGGATCAACACTTGGTTCATTCACCTTAGCAGGTGGTGACTCAGTTGAATTGGAAAAAGAACCATTAAATGGTGTCTTTGCTGCAAATGCTGGAGTTAAAGCTTCTGCAATCGGATATAGTAACTAAGAAAATGAAACTAATTACAGAAGAAATTTCAAGCGTTAAATTTATTACCGAAGGAAAAGGTTCTAAAAAGAAACTTTATATCGAAGGTGTTTTCCTCCAAGGAGACATTAAAAATCGTAATGGTAGAATGTATCCAGTCGATACTCTTTCAAGAGAAGTTGATAGATATAACGAATCTTTTGTACAAAAGGGACGTGCTCTTGGTGAATTGGGACATCCAGAAGGTCCAACCGTAAATCTGGATAGAGTATCTCATAAAATTACATCTCTTGTAAGAGAAGGTAATAATTTTAAAGGTAAAGCACAATTACTTTCAACACCTATGGGTAAGATTGCTTCATCATTAATTGATGAGGGAGTTACACTTGGTGTATCATCTCGTGGTGTTGGTTCACTTAAAGAAGATAGAATGGGTGTTAAAGTCGTAGGTGAAGATTTTCAGTTAGCAACTGCTGCTGATATCGTTGCTGATCCTTCTGCCCCTGATGCTTTTGTATCTGGAATCATGGAAGGAAAAGAGTGGGTTTGGGATGGAGGAATCCTTCGTGAACAACTTGCTGAGAAAGCAAAAAGAACAATCAACACTTTAGTTGATCAGAGAAGATTGGAAGAACATAAGTTGAATCTATTCAACGATTTTCTTTCAAATCTGTAATCTCTATAAATAAATACAGATTAATTCAAAAATATCTAAAAAAAATGTCCGTTGGTAACGATTTACAAGAAATGGAAAACGCAGTAACAAAAGGAGCTGCTAAGGGCGACCCAATGCAGAAGCTCACCACAGGTGGTACTCCTGTCACTTGGGAAGACTTAGGTGGTCCTACCCCAGAAAATTCAAAACCTGATGACGACTCTAACAAGTTGGCAACTCCAGGCAAAACTCTCGCTCAAGTGAGAAATGTTGTCAATAAGGGTGCTGGTAAAGCAGATCCTATGAAGGGGTTAAATTCAGGTGATGAAGTTGAACTCAAAGACGATCAAGAAATCGTTGCCGAAGACGAAGTAACTACAGATGAAGTAGTTGCTGAAGAAGAAACATCAACTGAAACAGTTGTCGCTGAAGAAGAGACTACTGAAGAAGAAGTTGTTTCCGAAGAAGAAACTTCTACTGAAGAAGTTGTCGCTGAAGAGCAAATTGAAGAAGAGAAAATTGATGTCGAAGAAGATCTCAATGCTCTTATTGCTGGCGAAGAACTTTCAGAAGAGTTCACCAACAAAGCACGGACAATCTTTGAAGCTGCTATCAGAACTAAGGTAGAAGACATCAAAGGAGAGCTTACAGAAGCTTACGAATCTCAACTTGTAGAAGAGGTTAACGTAATCAAAGAAGCTCTAACCGAAAGACTTGACTCCTATCTCGAATATGTTGCTCAAGAATGGGTGGAAGAAAATCGCCTAGTAATCGAGAACGGACTCAAAACAGAAATGACTGAATCCTTCCTAGAAGGTATGAAGTCACTATTTGAAGAACATTATGTAACCATCCCTGATGAAAAATATGATGTCCTCAATAGCATGGTAGAAAAACTTGATGAAATGGAATCAAAACTCAACGAGCAGATTGATAGAAACGTTTCTCTTAATAGGAGACTAGCGGAATCAACTGCCGATGTAATCTTTGCAGAAGTCACTGAAGGTTTAGCAATCTCTTCTAGAGATAAGCTACAATCTCTTGCTGAAAAGATTGAGTTTGAAAGTGAGACAGACTATCGTGAGAAGTTAGGAACATTGAAGGAATCTTATTTCCCAAGCCATCCTAACGCTCAAAAGCAAACTACTGAGACTATATCTGAAGGAGTTGCATCTGCAGCACCAGAACAGGTATCTAAATCTATGGAAGCATACATGGCAAGTCTTGGCAGAATTGCTAAAAAGTGATTTTTAAATTATAAGTAAACAAACTCATTAAATCTTTTTAAAGAAAAATGCAAGCCCCTATTAATCAGGAAGCTCTGCAGGAGAAATGGGCACCATTACTAGACTACGAAGGACTAGATAACATCAAAGATCCTCACCGTAGAATGGTAACAGCCGTTCTTCTGGAGAACCAAGAACAAGCACTTCGTGAAGAGAAGGAATTCCTTTCAGAAGCAGCACCAACCAACTCAGTTGGTAATGGTGGATATACAAGTTCAGGTGGACAAACCGTTGCTGGTTTCGACCCTGTACTAATAAGTCTTATTCGTCGTTCAATGCCTAACCTAGTCGCATATGACTTGGCTGGTGTTCAACCGATGAACGGTCCTACTGGACTAATTTTCGCAATGAGATCTCGCTACGCTGCTCAAGACGGCAACGAAGCTCTCTTCAATGAGGCAGACACAGCATTCGCATCTAGTAACCAAGCAGCTGCTGGACTTCCTAACGGATTCTCTGGACCTACAGTTGGTTTCGGTACTACTGGACCTGGATCTGCTCAATCTTCTGATCCATCTGCGATCAACCCAAGCAATACCGCAAGACAGTTGGCATACTCAACTGGACAAGGTATGCGTACAGACGATGCTGAAGCTTTAGGCGATGGCACATCTGGAAACAATTTCAACGAAATGGCATTCTCAATCGAGAAAGTCACCGTGACTGCGAAGTCTCGTGCGTTGAAAGCTGAGTACTCACTAGAGCTTGCTCAGGATCTTAAAGCAATCCACGGATTGAATGCAGAAGCCGAGTTGGCAAACATTCTTTCTACTGAGATTCTTGCTGAGATCAACCGTGAAATCATCAGAACAATCTACAAGGTTGCTAAAGATGGTGCACAAAACAACACTGCTACTGCTGGTAAGTTCGACTTAGACGTTGACTCCAATGGTAGATGGTCAGTTGAGAAGTTCAAAGGTTTGATCTTCCAGATTGAAAGAGATGCTAACGCAATCGCTCAAGAAACTCGTCGTGGAAAGGGTAACATTGTTATGTGCTCTGCTGACGTTGCTTCTGCACTAACAATGGCTGGTGTACTTGATTACACACCTGCTCTTAATGCTAACTTGAACGTTGATGACACAGGCAATACATTTGCTGGTGTACTTGGCGGTAAGTTCAAGGTATACATCGACCCTTATTCTTCTAACGTATCTGACAATCAGTACTACGTTGCTGGATATAAAGGTTCTTCACCTTATGACGCTGGATTATTCTACTGCCCATACGTTCCTCTACAGATGGTTCGTGCAGTTGGTCAGGATTCATTCCAACCAAAAATCGGGTTTAAGACTCGTTACGGTGTTGTTGCTAACCCATTTGCTGAAGGTACTTCAGTTGGTGCTGGTGCACTCACAGTTAACTCAAACCGTTACTACAGACGTGTAACTGTTAACAACCTAATGTAAGCGAGACGCTTATATATCTTCAAAGCACTTCCTTCGGGAGGTGCTTTTTTTTGTCTAAATACACCAGGAGACCTGTAGAACTAATGGCATACTATCATATTAAAAAGAAAGCATCCTTAACTGATGACGACATTTACTTTGTAGGTGGTGTAAGTTGGAGTGATGATTATTCAAAAAGACAAAAATGGACATCTAAAGCAAAGGTTGAAGAGGCAATAGCAAATCCTGATGGAAAGAATGGTGGAATGAACTTTGCCAGTTGGGTGAAGGAGTAACTAAATACATATACGACTATAGTAAGAACATGAAAGACTTCACACCTAATCAATTAAAGGAAGCACATGAACGCACGAAAAAGATTACAGATTATCTGATTCGTGAAGGATATGCTGAGAATACCGATATGGCTGGTAACATCATCATGGGTATGAGTGAACAATGGTATGAGCAAATTTTGAATGACTAAAGAATTTGATAAATTTATTGAGGAGGCAGCATCAAAACGTTGTCCTTCAGGGGAATATTATTGCCATACTAGGGAAAAGTGTATGCCAGTTCCCAAAGGATGGCACGTAGGTCGTGCTGGTTATTTGGCAAAGGATGAAGATGAAAACAATGAAAATGGACAAACGGGAAATGGGAATTCTCATAGTTCTAATAATGGCAGTGGTGGCAATGGGAACGGTTCAAATGGTGGAGGAAACGGAGGTTAACCGATGGCAACAGCATTCGCAAACCAATTAACTAACAGGAATTTTTTATCTCCTGCTGCGTTTCAATTTACTGTTACAAAGGAACCAAAGGTTTCCTTCTTTTGTACTAGTGCTAGTATTCCAGAATTATTCTTTCAGACTAATGTTCAACCATCTTACCTAAAGGATATTGATGTTCCTGGTGAGAAATTAGAATATGGTGATTTGACTGTAAGATTTTTAGTTGATGAGGATTTAAAAAATTATATGGCAATTCATAATTGGATGACTGGAATTGGTTATCCTGAAACTCTGCAAGATTTTAAAACGGAAACTACAAAACCCGATACTAGTAGAGATATGAATCAACAGTTTAGTGATGGTAGTTTATCAATACAAAATAGTAATTTTAGAACAAATGCTATAGTAAAGTTTAAAGATTTATTTCCAGTATCATTAACCTCTTTGGAATTTGATACAGCAGTTACGGATATCCAATACTTTACAGCAGAAGCCACTTTTAAATATTTGGTGTATAATATAGTAGCAGAAGACGGTAGAACCAGACTATAGTATGAATCTTGAACAAATTCAGGAGATGTGGGAGCGTGATGCTGTCATTGATCCTGATAATCTACATGATGAATCTTTAAAAATTCCACAATTACACTCAAAGTATTATACGGTTTATAATACGATTACTTTGTTGCGTGAAAAAGCAAGAGACTCATACAATAAAATAAAACTAGAAAGGTATAATTTCTACACAGGAAAGGCACCAGCAGAGGTGTATGTTGAAGAACCATTTCCGTATAAGGTTAGAGAAAAGGATGCAATACAGAGGCATCTAGAGGCAGATGCCAAATTAAATAAGATAGACTTAAAGATAAGATATTACGATACCACTTTAAAATTTCTAGAAGAAATTATAAAAAATGTTTCAAATAGAACGTTCCAGATTAAGAATGCTATCGAATGGAATAGATTCCAAGCAGGAATGTAATAAATAGATTTTTAAAACTGTGAGGGTAAGAGTCGAACTTACAAGTCCCGCCAGAGCAGAACAGCAGGGAAACAGCCTGCCACGTTTACCAATTTCGTCACCTCACAATGGGAGGCTCTATGAAAGAGCACTCATTAGACGTTGGACTCCTATCCCACCTCCAGAACGAGGGAAGAAATCAAATGAGAGGAAGTCTTCAAGTTCTTTCTCCACTCTTTCCTTACCAAACAAATCAATGATGAGTTGTGCATACTGTCCATCCGAGATGGTATAGAATGTATCTCTCATCTGTTTTTTGTCTGTACTCCTCTCAGCACTACCTATAGTTTCTTTACCACCTAAGATAACATCTATCTTTTTACTGGTACCATCATCGTTCCTTGCCATATTCCAGAATGGTGATGTCCACTCAGGGAAGTCAGTAATCATACCAGAACCAATCTTGTCTTCATGTTCATGTTCAAGTTCTTTTACATTATACATGTTTGACCAATCATCATAAGTTTCAATCTCTAGATCAGGTAGTCCCAGATATTCACATAATTCAATTTCCATTTGTTTCAACTCTTCCACACCACCCTTCATTTCAAACTCAAACATAGGGAATATAGTTTCATGTCTACCTGGTACAGGGTTTGGTTCTGCCCTATATGAGGTTGAGACACAAAAAAATCCTTCCGCAGAAGGATTGGATAACAATTCATATTCTAACCACATCTGTCCTGTTTGTGGTAAGGGCCAAATATTGTCATTATAATTATATGTTGCTACTGTTTCTGGATCTTCACAAGCAGCAAGAATACTTAAACGATTTTGTGTATGTACTTCATAGAAATTTTTAGCCAAAAAAAAGGAGCGTAAACGCCCCACAGTCTCGGTATATTTCTTTGGATCAATCAAGCTTGTCATTAATTTTGCTCAAACTGATAATATTTAGCACATTGATATCTTACTAAATATCTCTATATGAACACTATGTCATGTCCCATTTGGTTATATCAAAAAAGAATGAGGTATTTTTGCGTGTTCAAGCAGAACCTCATGTATATTATGAATTAGCAGATCAGTTTACTTTTGAAGTACCTGGAGCAAAGTTCTCACCTGCTTATAAGAAGAAATTTTGGGATGGTAAGATAAGACTCTTCAATACCCAGACTGGAGAAATATATATTGGTTTATTAGATAGAGTAGTACAGTTTTGTAAAGATCACGGATATACTTACGAGTTTGTAAATAGTAAACACTATGGATTACCCTTTGAAGTAAATGAGGGTATATCGAAGGAAGGTGTTAAAGATTATATGAATGCTATTTGTCGTCATCAACCCAGATCATACCAGGTAGATGGAGTATACGATGCCTTAAGACATAATAGAAAGTTATTAATATCTCCAACTGCTTCAGGTAAGTCATTGATGATATATTCGATTGTGAGATATTACGTTGAAAATAAGAAAAGTACTCTGATAGTTGTTCCAACGACCTCGCTCGTAGAGCAAATGTATAAAGACTTTGCAGACTATGGATGGGATGTTGGTTCATTTTGCCACAAGATATACGCAGGGAAAGAAAGAGAGACGGACTCTCAAGTCATCATTACTACCTGGCAATCAATCTACAAACTTCCCCGAAAATATTTTGAGAGATTCTCTGTTGTGGTGGGGGATGAGGCTCACCAGTTTAAATCGAAATCACTTATATCTATAATGACAAAACTTAGTGATGCAAAATATCGCTTTGGATTTACTGGAACACTTGATGGAACTCAAACACATAAGTGGGTTCTTGAGGGATTGTTTGGACCTTCCTATAAGATCATTAAAACTGACGAGTTAATGAAGAAAGGGCATCTTGCCAAACTGGATATCAATGTACTTCTATTGAAACACCCACCGAATAAATTTGAAAACTTTGAGGAAGAGGTTCAATATATTATCGGACACAACCGTAGGAATAACTTTATTAAAAATCTTGCTCTTGATTTAAAGGGTAATACTTTAATACTTTATGCAAGAGTTGAGGGACATGGTGAACCGTTATATAATTTAATAAATAATAGTAACATTATTGAAAGTCGCCAAGTATTTTTTGTACATGGTGGTGTCGATACTGAGAGTAGAGAACAAGTGCGTGAAATCACTGAACGTGAGAATAACGCTATAATCATTGCATCATATGGAACTTTCTCCACGGGAATTAATATTAAAAACCTTCACAACGTCATTTTTGCTTCTCCGTCTAAATCTAGAATTAGGAATCTACAATCAATTGGAAGAGTCCTACGAAAAGGAGAAAACAAAACCAAAGCAACGTTATATGACATTGCTGATGATATTAGTTACAAATCTAAAAAAAATTATACCCTGAATCATTTGATTGAAAGGATTAAAGTCTACAATGAAGAAAACTTCAATTATGATATAGTAACAGTACCGTTTAAAAATTAATGGATAATGAATTTTATGCCACAATTAAATTAGTTAGCGGAGAGGAGATATTTTCTCTAGTTTCTGTTGAGGAGAATACTGACAACCCTCTTATAATGCTTTCAAATCCAGTAATTATGAAAATGGTATCTACTCCAGAGGGATCTATTGTAAAAGTAAAAACTTGGATGAGTATTCCTGGCGACGATCCTATTGTAATTAGATGGGATAAAGTTATTACAGTAACAGAAATTAAAGAATCTTCTGTAATTAACATCTACAATAACTATCTTGAAGATGAAAGATTTGATATTAATGAGATTGGTGAAATCAACAAACCTCATAGAAATGATGTTAAAAATAAATTAACACAAAAAATGGGATATATCTCAACTGTAGAAGATGCCCGTAAGTATCTTGAAGGAATCTATAAGATTAAAAAAGAGAGCTAATAAATCCCCTTCAACCCTGACAGAGTTATTCTACTTATTTTTATGTACCTTGTCAAGCCCCAAAAGTATGCTATAATAGATTCAACATAAAAACGGGAAACCAAATGTTATGGTTAGAAAGAAATCTGAACACTACGTAAACAATAAACAACTCTTAGAAGCATTAATTGTTTATAGGGCAAAAGTTGCTCATGCAAAAGAAAATGATTTAGCAAAACCAAGAATCACAAACTATCTTGGTGAATGTTTTTTAAAGATTGCTACACACTTATCATACAAACCAAATTTCGTGAACTATATGTTTAGAGAAGATATGATATCAGATGGAATCGAAAACTGTGTTCAATACATACACAACTTTGATCCTGAGAAGTCTAAGAATCCTTTTGCTTACTTTACTCAGATTATACACTATGCATTCCTCAGACGTATTCAGAAAGAGAAAAAGCAATTAGAAATTAAAACAAAGATTATTGAAAGAACTGGATTCGATGAAGTTATGAATGTTGATGAAGGAGCACTTACTGGTAGTAGTTCTGATTATAATACTATTAAAGACAACATTCAATACAAATCTTCCAATAGATAAAATGGCATTTGATGATGATGTAAAGATCACTATCAACCTTAATAAGTTGGTAGAGACAAGAGCAAAACTATTAACTCAGTATGAAGATTACTCAAATGCAGTAGCAACTGGTGAGTATCTTGATGAAAATGATGTTGATCGAATTGCAGTTAAGTTAAGAGAAACACTTACTTGGGATGCACTCTACTTTATGGTAGATGGTGCTATCTTGGATTATATGGGTTTAAAGGATCCAAATAAACCTCATTATGGTGAAACTGCTGGTGATGAACCTGCTAAAACTTATGAGAAAAATAGGCAACAATTTAAGATTGTTGATTTAGTAACACCATCTTGGACAATACAAGTACCAGTACGTAAGTAATGAAAGTAGCAATCATAACCGATCAGCATTTTGGTGCTCGGAAGAGTTCTAAATTCTTCCATGATTATTTCAAAAAGTTTTACGATAACGTTTTCTTTCCCTATCTGAAAGAACATAAGATTACTACTATTGTAAACATGGGTGATACCTTTGACAATCGTAGAAACATTGATATATCATCATTAGAATGGGCAAAGGTTAATTACTTTGATCCTCTTCGTGAGATGGGGATTACTATTCATACAGTGATTGGTAATCATGATATTTATTATAAGAATACCAATGATGTCAACTCTGTTAATTTGTTATTGAAAGAATATGATAATGTAATAATATATCCAGAGACGCAGGAAATAAAACTTGGTAGATTGAAAATATTACTTGTTCCCTGGATTAACCAAGAGAATGAGAAGATAAGTATTGATGCTATTAAAAAATCTAAAGCAAAGATTGCTATGGGACATTTGGAACTAAATGGTTTCCAAGCAACCCGTGGGCATATGATGGAAGATGGTATGGATATTAATCATTTTAATAAATTTGAAAAGGTATATTCTGGACATTATCACACACGTTCTACCGATGGTAAGATTTACTATCTTGGGAATCCATATGAGATGTTTTGGAATGATGTAAAGGATGATAGGGGTTTCCATATCTTTGATACAGAAACTTTAGAACATACTCCTATTAATAATCCATATAGACTTTTCTATAATGTTTATTATGATGACACTAATCATAAGTTATTCAATGCTACGGAATATAAAGATAAAATTGTAAAAGTTATCGTAAAGAAGAAAACTGATCAAAAACAGTTTGAAAAATTTATAGATAAGTTAAGTGCTATTGGTGTTCAAGAATTAAAGATAGTTGAGAATTTTAATATTCAAGGTAATGATGACTTTGAAGTTGAAGAAACAGAGAACACTATTTCGATTTTAAATCGTTATATCGATGAATCTGAAATTGATTGTGACAAATCAATCATTAAAGGAATACTCAGGAAAATTTATTCACAGGCATGTGAAGTAGAATAATGTTTCTTCTATCACTTAAAGAACATAAAGACGAAGGTGCATTTGCCGTCGAAGATTCTAGTGGGGATAAGGTTTTATTTTTATTTGAGAAAGAGGATGATGCTGAAAGATATGCAATGCAATTGAAAGAACAGGATGAAGCAGAGATGGCAGTTGTAGAAGTGGATGGAAAGGTTGCAATTAAGACGTGTAGGATGTATAATTATAAGTATGCTATAATAACTCCCAACGACATTGTGATACCACCTAGATCGAATGATAACCTTCCAGAAGATTAAATGGAAGAACTTTTTGAGTACGGGGAACCAATATACAGAAGTTAATTTTCAAGAACATTCAACCAATTTAATAGTTGGTACAAATGGTGCTGGAAAATCAACTGTATTGGATGCTCTAACTTTTGTTCTTTTTAATAAACCATTTAGAAAAATTAATAAATCTCAATTAGTCAATACGACTAATGAAAGAGAAGCTATGGTTGAGATAAGTTTAGTTATCAACAGTAGGGATTATATTATTCGTAGAGGTATAAAACCTAATATATTTGATATTATTCAGAATGGTGTAGAACTGAATAAGGAAGCAGACGATAGAGCAATGCAACGGTTGCTTGAAGAAAGTATATTAAAATTAAACTATAAGTCATTTACTCAAATTGTAATCTTGGGTAGTAGCACCTTTGTTCCTTTCATGCAATTGACAGGTACTAATCGTAGAGAGGTTATTGAAGATCTTTTAGATATTCGTATTTTTTCTGCAATGAATAATCTTCTTAGAGAAGAACTGAGGGAGAAAAGAAATCAAGTTAAGTCTCTTGATTTAAAGAAAGAGAATATCAATGATAAGATGTCGATGCAAGAGAATTTTATTGAGGAGTTGGAAGAACAGGGAAAGAGTAATATTAAGCATAATGATGATAAGATTAAACTATTGTCAATAGAGAATGATACTCATATAGAACATAATGAATTAATAGAAGCTAATGTAGAAGATCTTACTAAGGAGCAAGAAGAAGTTACAGGTGCTTCTAAAAAATTAGTAAAACTTAATAACCTTAAGGGTAAAATTACTCAGAAAGTAGCAACAATTACTAAGGAACATAAGTTTTTCACAGACAATACGGTATGTCCGACATGTACCCAATCTATAGAAGAATCTTTTAGGTTAAATAAGATTGATGACGTTCAAACTAAAGCACGGGAATTACAGAAAGGTTTTAAAGATCTTGAAGATTCCATCAAAACCGAACAGGATCGAGAACGTCATTTTACCAAACTCACAAAGGAGATCACTAAACTCAACCATGACATTTCTCAAAACAATACTCGGATTAGTCTCAACCAACGACAAATCAGAGAACTTGAAGATGAAGTTCAAACTATTACCGAACAACTTAAGAACAGAAATACTGAACATGAGAAGTTAGCTGAGTTTAAAGAAAACCTCAATAATACAACAGAAGAATTAGCAACTAAAAAAGAAGAAATAATTTATCATGATTATGCTTATTCTTTATTAAAGGATGATGGGGTAAAAACAAAGATAATCAAAAAGTATCTTCCATTCATTAATCAGCAGGTAAATAAGTATCTGCAGAAGATGGAATTTTATATTAACTTTAAACTTGATGAAGAGTTTAATGAATCTGTGGAATCACCAATTCACGAAGACTTTTCATATGCTTCATTCAGTGAAGGGGAGAAGATGAGAATTGACTTGTCTTTATTGTTTACTTGGAGAGAAGTTGCTAGAGTTAAAAATTCAGTTAATACCAATCTATTAATAATGGATGAGGTGTTTGATAGTTCTCTTGATGGTTTTGGAACAGATGAGTTCCTTAAAATCATTAGGTTTGTTATAAAAGATGCTAACATATTTGTTATATCTCACAAAGCAGATCTACAAGATAAGTTTGAAAATGTCATGAGATTTGACAAAGTTAAAGGATTCAGTAGAATAGTATCATGAAAGTAATGATTGTCGGACACGGTTATGTTGGATCTGCCGTGGCATCCATATTTAATGATGAAGAAAAAGTAATCATTGATCCAAAATTTAATGATAATAAGATATCTGATTTCTGTGGAGAGAAATTTAATATCGTATTTGTTTGCGTGGATACTCCTAAAGGAAACAATACTGAACTTTTGAATAAGGTATTGAGTGATATTAATATATTCATAGCAAATAATACACCAGTATGTTGTAAGTCAACATCAACACCTGAGTATTATGGATGGGCAGAAAAGGAGTTTCAATGGATAAGAGTCCTTCATAGTCCAGAGTACTTGAGTTCAAATAATAATATTGAGAAGTTTCAGAACCAGTCATTCTGTATTGTTGGTGGTGAAGAGAGTGCTTGTCGCCTTGTCACATCAGTATTCTGTAGTAGGTTAAAGAATCTTACTCTTGAGAATATCCATACCACTGATATCAAAACAGCAGCATTGGTTAAGTATTCAGAGAATTTCTTCTTAGGTATGAAGGTTACTTACTTCAATGAATTGTATGAGATTCATAAGAGGATTGGATGTGAATCTACCTTTGATGAGTTCCGTGCATTATCAGGTGCCGATCCACGAATTGGCACATCACATACCCAAGTTCCTGGTTGGGATGGTAAATTTGGATGGGGTGGACATTGCCTCGACAAAGACAACTTTGAGTTTATGAAGTTCTCTGAAAGTAAACTTGTCGAGTTCATCTTCAATCTAAATAATTCTCACAGGGAAAAGAGTCATGAACACTCCGAACTGGAAACATAATTCTGGTAAAGAACCGAAACGAAAACTTAAACCACAGGCATTACGTTCTGCAAGAGAGAGACGCAGACAGTTGAAAAAGCGTCTACTAAACCCCCCACGAAGGGGGTTTTCTCGTATAATAGGTATATCGAAAACAAAAGCAGATGACAGTAAAGCACGAAATCAAATCCCAACTTGCTAAACTTCTTGCGACTGAAGATTTAATTGTAGAGAATAAGAAAGTAGAAACAGCAGCATTCAATGTACACACTCGTGTCCTAACTCTTCCGCAGTGGGATAGAGCAAGTGATAACGTGTATGACATGCTTGTAGGACATGAAGTAGGACATGCCCTTTATACACCTGATAGAGACTGGTTTACCGAAGATGAGTGGAGAGGTGTTAATCAATCATTTGTGAATATTGTTGAGGATGTAAGAATTGAGAAATTGATGAAGCGTAGATATGCTGGCATCTCAAAAACATTTTACAATGGATACCATGAACTATCTGATGATGATTTCTTTGATGTAGAAGGCAGAGATGTTAATGAAATGAACCTTGCTGACAAGGTTAATCTATATTTCAAGATTGGTAATTTCTTGGATATTAAGTTTACTGTTGAGGAAATGGTTCATGTAACTAACATAGAGCATTGTGAAACATTTGATGAAGTACTAGTTGCTTCTAAAGCATTGTTTGAGTACTGCCAACAGGAGTTAGAGAATAAGCAAAAAGAAGAAATGGATGCAGATATTGATGCCATACCTGGTGGTGGTGATGGTGAAGGTGATGGTGGTGAAGAGATCTCTGGCGATGGTAAAGGAAGTATTGAAGATGAACTTGAAGATTCTGAGGAACCAAAAGAAGGAGAATCATTTGGTGGAACTGCACAACAAGGTGGTAAAACTGGTGGTACATTCGGTGTTGATGCAGGTACTGATGGTTTAGAGGTAGAGACTGCTGATTCATTAGCAGATGCACTTAAGGGTTTAACTAATACTGGTGCAGAAGAGAGTGAATATTTTGAATTACCAAAACTTGATTTGGACAATGTTATTGTTTCCAACAAAGAAATTCATGACAATATGGAAACCTATTGGGCAGAAGAATTGGAGAGTATGAAGGATCGTTATGATGTAAAGGACAATCCTAGATATTTGCAACATATGTTAGATAGATTTGACGAGGTAGATGCTGATTTTGTCAAGTTTAAGAGAAGTGCTCAGAAAGAAGTAAACTATCTTGTAAAAGAGTTTGAGTGTAAGAAGTCTGCTGATTCATATGCTCGTGCCACTACTGCTAGAACAGGAGTTTTAGATTGCAGCAAACTTCATACTTACAAATACAATGAGGACTTATTCAAGAAAGTAACTACTCTTGCTGATGGTAAGAATCATGGGTTGATATTCATTCTTGATTGGAGTGGTTCTATGCAGCATGTTCTACATGACACTATCAAGCAACTTTATAATCTATTGTGGTTCTGTAAGAAGGTTAATATTCCTTTTGAAGTGTATGCTTTTACAAATGAATATCCTAGAGGAAATGTCGATCACAAATATCGTATGGCAGCAGCATATGAGAAGAAAGCAGGAGTTGCTATTATAGAGCAAACATTCTCTTTGATGAATCTATTTACAAGTAAAGTAAATGGGAAAGAGTTAGAAGAGCATATGAAGCATATCTATCGTCTTTCTGCTAGATGTGTCAGTAGAGAGTTTGGATGCTATTATGGTTTCCCTCTTGGAATGAATCTTTCTGGAACACCATTGAATGAAACATTAGTTGCTCTTCATCAGGTACTTCCAAAGTTTCAAAAAGAGAATAACCTTCAAAAGGTTCAGTGTGTAGTATTAACTGATGGTGAAGCAGCACCATTAAGATTCAGTAAGGAGTTTGATCGTCAGTGGGAAGATGAACCATTTCTAGGAAGTGCTTACGTTGGGCATAATTGTTACTTAAGGAATCGTAAGACAGGATATACTTATTCTTGCCATGACTTAGGAAACTGGGCAGATGTAACTAGTATGCTCCTAATTGATTTAAGACAAACTTTTCCTTCTACTAATTTCATTGGAATTCGTGTTATGGAATCTCGTGCTGCTGGACAATTTGTTCGCAGATATACTGGATATGAGGATGAGAGATTTGAGAAAACAATGAAGGTATGGAAAAAAGAAAGAGCATTTTCTCTTAAAGATGCTGGATATCATACTTACTTTGGATTATGTTCAAGTGCATTATTAAATGATGATGAGTTTGAAGTTAGAGAAGATGCTACTAAAGCACAGATTAAGTCTGCTTTTGCTAAGAGTCTCAAGAATAAAAAGATGAATAAGAAGATTCTTGGTGAGTTTGTAGAACTTGTTGCTTGATAAATACCCATATAGTAATCAGTAAAAACATGTCAAAATTTGGAGATTTGCTTGGTGGAAAGACTACACCTGTTGCTACACCACCAACACCAGCACCAGTAGTAGAAGCACCACCTACACCTAAACCAGCACCTGTTGTTTCTAAGGCAGCACCCTTAAAGGAAGAACTCTTTAAGAAGTCTAAGGATGAACTAGAAAAGATTGGTAGAACTGTAGGAATTGAGTTGGATAAGAGACAGTCTCATTCTAAGTTAGTTGTTGAACTTCAATCGCATATAGAAAAGAATAAAGTTAAACTGAGTTAGTCCAATTAAATAAGTGTCTACTGGGGGTTCTATACCCCCTTTTTTATTGGTATACTACGTATATAAATAAATCACTAAATCATGACTTTCGAATTAAAAATGACAGAGCAGCAAGCAGTTGATGGATTGAGAAGTACATTTGGAAATGAATTTGTTGCTGCTGATGTTCGTGGATTCTGTGCCGCTAATAATATAGGTTATTCAACAGTTACTAAAAAGATACAGAAGTATAAAGTTGGTAAAGGTAAGTGGAATCTAGAAATCACTCAAGAAAGTGTAGAGCAGATTGAAAATTCATTTGCTGCTCCTTCAGTTGAACCAGTGGTAGAAAAAAATCTAGTTCCTGAAGTAGACAGTACTTTTGTTAAGTTTGGTTCATTTGCTGATGTTAAAAAAATTCTTCAGTCTAAACAGTTTTACCCTACATTTATTACAGGATTATCTGGTAATGGTAAAACCTTTAGTGTAGAACAAGCATGTGCTTCTCTTAAGAGGGAACTAATTCGTGTAAACATTACAATTGAAACAGATGAAGATGATCTTATTGGCGGTTTCCGTCTTGTTAATGGTGAAACCGTCTGGCACAATGGCCCAGTCGTGGAAGCTCTTGAGCGAGGATCAGTCTTGCTCCTTGACGAAATCGACCTTGCCTCTAACAAGATTCTCTGCCTTCAGAGCATCCTTGAGGGAAATGGCATTTTCCTTAAGAAAACTGGAAGATTCGTTAAACCGTCTAGAGGATTCAACGTCATCGCCACCGCAAATACTAAGGGTAAGGGTTCAGACGATGGAAGATTCATTGGAACTAATGTGCTCAATGAAGCCTTCCTTGAAAGATTCCCAGTTACCTTTGAACAAGAATACCCCTCACCTTCAATAGAATCAAAAATCTTAGGTGGTGTTGCTTCTAAGTTGGGTGTTACTGACACTGATTTTTGTAAGAGATTGGTTGATTGGGGTGACATCATTCGTAAAACATTCTATGATGGTGGTATCGAAGAGATTATTAGTACTCGTAGATTGGTTCACATAGTTCGTGCATTCTCTATCTTTGGTAAGAAAGAAAAGGCAATTGAAGTTTGCATAAATCGTTTTGACGATGAGACTAAGCAAGCATTCCTTGAACTATATGACAAGGTAGATGCTGACTTTAACTTAAATACTGGAGATACTAATGAATCTGTGGAAAGAGTATAAGGATGTATTGCATGACACTATCGAACTCCATAATGGGGTTGATAGTGTTTGGGCAAATTGGGAAAGTAAGAAAACTTATCTTACTGCCAAAACATACACTCATCCCAATATAATTAAATCTAGAGAAGTAGAAATCTGGAATGAAACATCTTGCATCTATAACAACATCATCTATCCTAAGACTGGAAGTAATCTTCCCTGTTTTGGTATGGATCTCATGGGATTTGGTGATAAGAAGGTTATCATAGTATTTGACTTTCAACACCCCCTAGAAAATTATCCTTTCTCTGTCGATGGATTGCCTGTTTATGAAGGTGACTATCGATTCTTTGAGATTGGAAATCATTTTTCTAAGAATATATACATTGCAAAATGTGCAATGTCAGAAGTTAATGAGCATGTAGATATGTTCAAGACATACTTGACTAAGTTTAAAAGTATGTTAGAATTAGAGAAACCTACTGGTGAAGACACCAGTAAGTATAAAGACTTTGATGCTTATATGACTAAACTTGATCCTGTATCAGGATACCTAAAAGGAAAGTTTGGTGGAGATAAAGCAGAAAGTTTAGTTAACGATTTCTTATTTGAATATGGTTAATTCTTGGAGTTTACTTTACGACGAAATGTACGGACCCGAAGACGAAGCAGCAAATCTTAAACAATGGAAAGAAAAGCAATTAGCACAGGGAAAACCTATGACTGATGATGTTACTGGTATTACAGAATATCCACCAGACTATATGCTTAGTGATTTTTCTATTGGTGAGACGGATGTAAGTTTAAACTATGATGAATTAACGCTAAATATCGAGGATCCAACAAAGGAGATTATGTCAGACAGCAGGAACAAGTACCATGAAGAGGAGATACTCAAAGATGTGGAAGAGTATGTATCACGTACTTACAATGGACATTACACAGGTACTAAACATGAGTATCGTAATGTTCAGACAATAGACTTGATGGCATCTAGAGATCTCGCTTCTGATTTCTGCCAAGCTAATATACTTAAGTATGGAAGTAGGTATGGAAGTAAGGATGGAAGAAACAAAAAAGACTTGCTAAAAGTGATTCATTATGCTATGCTATTGTTACATTTTGATGAGCATTACGGCAAACCTAAAATGACATCTGGAAACATTGATCACAACATGCCTTAATTATGATAACTGAAACAATGAATTTATCTGACAAAACTTTAACTATTCTCAAAAACTTTGCTGGAGTTAATAACTCTATACTTGTAAAGAAAGGGAATCAGTTGCGTACTATTTCAGTAGCAAAGAATATTCTTGCAGAGGCAGAGATTGAGGAAGATTTTCCTCGTGAGTTTGGTATCTATGATTTGAATCAATTCCTTAATGGATTGAGTCTTCATCAGGATCCTGATTTAGATTTCGAGAATGATTCTTATCTTAATATTCGTGAAGGTAAGCGTAGAGCAAAGTATTTCTTTGCAGATCCACAGGTAATAATTTCTCCACCTGAGAAAGAAATTACATTGCCATCACAAGATGTTCATTTCCAATTAGAAAGTACTGCTTTAGATAAGTTACTTAAGGCAGCAGCAGTATATCAATTACCTGATTTCTCTGTGATTGGTGAGGCAGGTGTAGTTAAACTTGTTGTTCGTGACAAGAAGAATGATACTTCTAACAGTTACTCTGTTGTTGTAGGTGAGACTGATAAAGAGTTTACATTTAACTTTAAGGTTGAGAATATTAAAATTATTCCTGGTTCATATGATGTAGTAGTCTCTAGTAAACTATTATCTCAATTCAGCAATAGTCAGTATAATTTGAAGTATTTTATTGCTCTTGAACCTGATTCTACATTTGGATAATGAAAGTATCTAAACAAGTAGAAGATAGTGTAGCGGAG